CAACACCACCAACCTGACTTTCGCTTGGCTGGTCAAACATTCGAGGTTTTTCGTTATCACAAGATGAATTAATAACAAGGTTGCTAACTCCAACATCCAAATTATCCACGCGACTTTTCATTTGAGTCATCGTTTCTTTTGTTCGTCCAGCTTCTTGAATGATTTCAGTTGTGGTTTTTATAAATTCTCCAGAATCAGCTTGATCCTCCGGCGCAGGTCTCCACGGATAAAACTTCTTACTTATAGATAGCATCGGCGAAGTTTGTTGATAAACGTAACCTTTGTCGCCTCCCGACACTTCCCACGCCTCTATTCTAAATAAACTATCCTTACCAACATGATTATCTTTTAATTGTATTGTGTTTCCGACTTGTTTCCATTGGTTTGTTGCGCTAGTTACTTCCCAAGCACCGAAACCGTCATACATACTTTGTTTCATAACAACGCCGTCAGGAGCACCTTTTATTCTGGTAAACACTGAATATGTTACAAAATCACCAACTTTAATTTTCCCTTGTTCATAAAGCTTTTGTAATCTTATCGCTATTCCATGCCATGAACCAGGTATGTCGACAACGATATTTCCATTGAATGTATCTCCATTTTTAAATAATCCACCACGCACCTCTAACTCGTCTTTGAATGTTAACATTTTTGTTCCTCTTACAAGATTGACTACATCCGTATCAAGTGCGTTTACCGTTTTTTCAACACGTTCAATGGCTTGCTTAGTTCCATTTGCATCTTGTTCTACTTGATTTAACTTTTGAATTGTTTGTGATGACGTTTTGTTGATTTGCTCAATTGAACTGGATATACCGTTAATATTTTGTTCTGTTTTTACTACGCGATCGGTAATCCCACTCTGATCTTTTTTGATATCAGATACAGTATTTTTTAATCCTTCGACACCTTTTGAAGTTTCAACAATCATTCGACTCATACTTTCTTGAGTACCTTGTAAACTTTTGATTGTCTCTTTTGTTCCCTTTTCACTTTCTTCAAGCGTCTTAGTTACCTGGCTGACTCTTTCTTGTTCTCCTTTAACAGCATTGAAGTCTTTTTGTAAATTGTCCGCTTTCGTTTCAGCTTTTTTAACCCTAGCATCTAGCTTTTCCGCACTAGCATTAATCTCTTTTGTCACCTGCTCCAACGTATCTTTCTTAATTGCTTCCACATCAGGAATAAGAAGCTCCCAATCTTTCCCGTTCCATACTTTTAAAATACCAGGTTTACCGTTGCTAATATCTCGCCATAATGTCTTACCTACTATAAGATTATCAATTGGTGGATTTTTAGCTTCAATAATATTTACCGTATTATTTTTTAGATTTTCCTGGACCTTTTCAGCAAGTTTCTTGGCTGCTTGAGATTCTCTTTGAGCTTGTTCGGCTGTACCCTTCGCTTCTTCTGCTAACTTTTCTAGTTGTTCTAATAGTTCTTTATTAGCTTTATTACCTAAAGAAGCAAGTACTCTATTGTATAATTTTCGCATTTCTTCATTCGGATCGGTAATTTCACGATAATCACCAAATACATATTTATCTTGTGAAGGGTCTGTAAATGATTCATCACCAGCGATTGCACGTGCTTCTAAATAAAGTTTCGGTGTAAATCCTGTATCTTTTATTCGAATTGTATCCCCCTCATTAATCAGCTCATGAGCTAGTCCAAATACACGACCAATACTTTGTGCATTTACTTCATAAGAAACAGATGTATTAACGCGTTTCTTTATCTCTGTTTTCATAAGAGTCATTAAACGTTGTGGTGTTATATCTTGCTCTGTCTCCGGTGTATAGAATCCGAATTTATGTTGTCCTCGTTCATTCCATCGCTGGAATGCATCATTGTCTACAAGATAAGGAATTCCATTATTAATACTAGAGATGGTTATAAAGTCTCCACCTTCTTTTTTTACGAACCCTAATAGGGCTGTACAGATGTTTTGGGAATTCTCAATTCGTTTGATACCCATCAAATCTTTACCAAGAGTTACTTCTTTACCTGTATCACGTCCTCGCTTTTTCACCATATCTACATAACGACCAACAATTTGAGGTCCTACAACTTCTGCACGATATTGAATTTCTAAATCGAATAAGGATGCAATGTCTTTTAAAAATTTCAGTGGGTCTATGAATTCATCAATCTTCATAGTGTGGAAGCCAGCGTATTCTGTTTTTCCTCTTTTCCACTTCGTACCCACAAGAGCTATATCGATAAACTCATTGACTGTTTTACCTACAATCTTCTGTGGATTGATAATGCCAGCTTTCGCGAGTTGAATCCATTCCCCAGATGCATAAGCAATGACTGATCTATCATCTGAATCTTTTTCAGCTTCAGTAATTACATATGGAACAATGCGACCATCACGAACTTCTTTTAAAACTAAATTTTGCTGCATGAGTGTCACTGCATGATCTGTATTATCAAACACTTTAAACTCTAATGTATCAATGTTATTTTTTATTTCCCAATGTCGTTTATCGTCCCAATAATCTTTTGGTTGTATATTGGAAACAATTTGACTCGTTTTAAAATCAACAACATGTAAGATTCCACTTGGTGTCCTCATCTAAATCGCTCCCTATACATTACTTTGGCTGTTCCGACAGTTGAAGGCATGATTTCTAGTTTATTCGAACCCTTATGAATAACAGGATAGTCACTAAATATATCTTTTAGATTAATAGCACTTTTACCATTTATCGTTACAAGACTTCGCTCAGTATCAATAACTACTTTGTCACCAACATCAAAGATATAAGGAGGATTATTTTGTGTATTCATGTTAACCTTCCAAATTTTCAAATCGTCAATAGACATTTGCGAACAAAACATGTTGTTAGAGAACTGAGAAATGCTGATTTGTACTTGAGTGACTTTATTCATATTCACGTTATTTTCATCAAACCAGACAACGAACCTTTCAGCATCATCGATTTCAGTACCTAATATAAACTTAGAAATATACGCTTCCCATCTATTACCGGTCCTAGCGAGCCATAATCGCCCTCTAAAATTAGTCCAAGTATCTGGATGATCTCCATGTTCATTAATTAAAACTTGCCCACCAGGTTTCTTACTGTTCCCCACACTAGCAAATCCACTGTTTTGCTCGGCTTCCCATTGGACATCACTCATTGATATACGGGCTACATAATCGCTATTTTCATCAAGGAGACCGATTTCCACACGCCCCATTTGATCCCAATGATAACTATTAATGTGTACATAAGCTTGCATGATAAAATCCTGTAATGGTCCTTGTGGAATATTCTTTTTGGCTATGCAACCATGCCATCCTTTTACTGTAGGTTCCCCTAGATACTCGGCCATAAAACGGTATCCATCTGATTTAAACTTTCCTCCACCAGTCATATCCTCAGTTTTAGGTACATCCGTCCATCCTATAGTTGTTCCCATCTCGTCCCATAACACACGTTGATTTCTTTCAACTGGAACTTGGTCTGCTTTTAATGGATATCCAATGCGAAAATAATTCGTTCCATTCCATACATCAAGAAATGTAGAAGGTTTTGTCACTTCAACCTCTATAATTGGATTGGATTCTACACTTCCTTTGTTTTGAACATTTGCTATTAACCCACGCCCATCCATTTCAAATTCTAATGTTTTAGTAGGCCCTAACTTATATGGCATTGGACAAACAAAATTCAAAGTACCTTTACCTAAAGTAATAAAATCCTCAGGATCAAAATCTTCATCAATAACCGCCAGGTATGTCCTATCAGGTGTTACATCAAAGACTAATTCAACAGGTTTTTCTGTAATTAACCACTCTCCTATTTCTTCTTTTAATGTTTCTAGGTCAGATCCATCAGGAACAATAATTCCGACCGGAACAGGTAAAACTCGCATTTCAGTTTCTGTCGTTAATAATCTTGCACCTGGATAACCTGGAACACTTAGAAATTTTCGTTTTAATGGCGCCCAAGCTGGTCTTTTCCATCCTTTTTCGATTTGAATAAAATCCTTACGTATATTGTTAAATGTAAAAGAACTCATACCGTCACCCCACTTCTCTCTAAAATAAAAGAAACCCAAACCTAAAAGGCTGAGTTTCTTTTTTCTTCTCTATCTTGATACTCGGTTGTATATCGATAAGTACCACGTGCCACATCTCTTCCCTCTAAAATAACTGGAACTTCAACAACTAAATCTCCACCAAGCATTGGAATTACTCCACCACTAGAAGATGAACCAGATCCGTAATTAATCACTTGATTCGATACGCTGCTTGCCATAGCTTGTCTACTATTTGACATGCTTCCATACACACCACTCATGACACTCTTTAATCCTGATAATTGACTCACAGAACTAGCCATCATACGGCTCATGTCACCCATTAATTGATTTATTTCTCCCGGCATAACAAATTGTTGTCGTGGCATGACTGCTACAATTCCTGCACCAATATCTCCAAGTGTCTTTTTATTCAATGGTAAAACCGCTTCTTTTCCGGCTTCTCCTGCACCTTGCAAGTTTCCGCCATTCATTCCAAAGATAGTCGGTTTAGTGAAGATACCACCTTTTGCACGCCAATCTATATTGAGGCCGGACGGAAATGTAATATCTTTACCTAAAACATTTTTCGTGCTTGTTTGTAAGCTGAAGTGTGGGAGCGGTGGCATTTCTGGTTTTGGAATTTTTAACTTCAAGTCACTAAAGAATCCTTTAATCTTCCCAATGAATTTTTCTATACTGTCAACTGCATCTTTAATTGGGTCTATAATAAAATGTTTTGCCGCTTCAAATTTTTCTTGAGCTGCATTCTTAACTGAATCAAATTTTTCCCGTGCTGTGTTGTACATATCATTGAATTTCTCTTTTGCAGAATTATAAGCTGAAATAACTGGTTCAACGATGTATGTGTAAACCATCTTCCATGCTTCAAGTGTATACCCTTTTATTTTCGCCCAAATTCCTAACATCCAATTGGATAAATCACTAAACTTTTCTTTTACTAAATTCCAAGTATCTTGTACAGGTTTTATAATATATTGTTTAAATAAACCCCATGCTGCTGATGTATATGATTTAACTGTCTCCCATTGTGAATTTAGCCAAGAAACTAAATCACTGAACTTTTCTTTTACTAGGTTCCATGTATCTAGAACAGGTTGAATAATATATTGCTTAAATAGTCCCCAAGCAATTTGCGCCATTGCTTTTGCAATTTCCCATTGTGTACCAAGCCAAGTGACCATTTCACCGATTTCTGTACTTACCCAGTCGTAAGCTTCCTGAATGGGTTGAATAATATATTGACAGATTGCCGCCCATGCAATTTGTGCACCTGCCTGTATTAACAACCAACCAGCTTCTAAAACGGTAGAAACTGCCGAAATAATTGGATCTAAAACAGTAAGAATTGTATCCCATGTTTCTTGCCATGCTTGCGTTAATGTTCCCCACAATTCAGATGCTGTTTCAACTAAAGAGGACCACCAAGAGGAAGCAGTTTCAACAATCCCAGACCATAAACTACTAAAGAATTCACCTATCGGATCAAAGAAACTATGCATCATTTCTATGAAAGAAGACCATGCTTCAGAAAAGAATTCAACAGTAGAATTCCATGCATCGCTACACGCCTGCTTCACACCCTCCCATAAATCACTAAAAAATTGACCTATCGGATCAAAAAATTCATGCATTGCTTCTAAAAATGAAGACCATGCTTCACTACAGGACTGGGATATCCCGTCCCAAAGCTCTACTAAGTACTCTTTAATAGAATCCCATGCTTCTATTGTCCAATTTTTAATATCATCCCAGTTTTTATAAATAGCCACTCCTAGAGCAACT